TCTGCTATACTCGGATTACCGGAAAATCCAGTTCGAACTGCGGTAAGCGATAGGGACCCCTTGGTTTAGGCCAGGGGGTCCCTGTGCGTATGCACCTCGGTGCTTCATAAATTTTTTAGGTCCCCCGCAAGTGTGGTAGTATGAGTATGTCCAGTTGTATTTGATGTTGTCGCGTCAATACAGCCAATTCCAGTTGGTATGGACCGATACAACAAAGTTCCTGTCGGTACTTGAGAAACATAAAGACCCTCGCCGCAAGGTGGGGGTCTTTATGTATTAGGCGGAATTGTGTTAGAGTTGTAGCATGCTACTAAAAGGGAATTGCCTCGAAACGCTCAAGACGCTGGCCGACAACAGCGTGGACTCAATCGTCACCGACCCACCCTACGAACTGGGCTTTATGGGCAAGTCGTGGGACGCCTCGGGCATTGCCTACAACCAAGACCTGTGGGCCGAGTGTCTCCGTGTGCTGAAGCCAGGCGGCCACCTGCTGGCGTTCTCCGGCTCTCGCACCTACCACCGCATGACCGTCGCCATCGAGGACGCAGGCTTCGAAATCCGTGACCAGATTATGTGGCTTTACGGCTCGGGGTTCCCGAAGTCGCTGGACGTGAGCAAGGCGATAGACAAGGCGGCTGGAGCAGAGCGTGAAGTGACTGCAACTAAACCCCAGACCGGCGCAAAGTTTAAGGCTATTGCTGACGACATAGACAACGGTGGTTTCAATGACCCGAATAGAACCGAGTTCAACATCACCGCCCCTGCTACCCCCGAAGCCCAACGCTGGCAAGGCTGGGGAACAGCCCTAAAGCCAGCCCACGAACCCATCTGTGTCGCTCGCAAGCCCCTGACCGGCACAGTGGCCTCGAACGTGCTGGAGTGGGGAACGGGTGCGCTGAACATTGACGGGTCAAGGGTGGGCAAGGCAGACGGTTTTGGTGGTGGCGCAAAAGGAACTTCCGGCTTTGCAACAGGTTATGAAAGTGATGGTTTTGTAGCAAGCACACAAGGTCGCTGGCCTGCCAACGTAATCCACGACGGAAGCGACGAGGTGCTGGCAGGGTTCCCAAACTCAAAGGGCGGAGCGTACCCAGCCAAGCGAGGACAGGCAGTGAACACATCGTTCGCAAGCGGTCAAGAAACCGAGGGCGGTTATCGGGCTATGGGCGATGACGGTTCCGCCGCTCGCTTCTTCTACTGCGCTAAGGCAAGCAAGTCCGAGCGCAACGCAGGGCTAGACATTGAGCATTTTCCGCTAAAGAATTATACAGAAGCAAACAAGATGGGTGGAGCAGGTGACACTATGCTCACAGGCTCAGGAAATCCTAGAGATAGTCGCAAGCAGAACTTCCACCCCACCGTCAAGCCCATCGCCCTGATGCGATACCTCGTCAAGTTGGTCACGCCACCGAACGGAACCGTCCTAGATCCGTTCCTCGGCTCCGGCTCAACGGCAGTGGCCTGTGTCCTCGAGGGCTTCGACTGGGTGGGCTGCGAGATGACCGAGGACTACTGGCCAATCATCGAGGCACGGGTCGAGTGGGCGCACAGCCAGCCCAAAACTTTGATATAATTAAATTGTGCAAGTCGCACAACTCAGTAGCACTCGTGCTTCTCAAAGACCCCTGCCGTAACAGGTGGGGGTCTTTGTGTATAATGACGGTATGACCAAAACCATTAACACTCACGTTACTGCTGTGATTTCTGCGGCCTCGTCAATCCTGGCTTTGCTTCACCCAGGGTTTGAACTGAACTCAGTTGTTCAGGCATTTGCCGTTACTGTTCCAGCTCTGATTGCCGGTGGCATTGAAGCCCTGCACTTTGTCAAGGAACACACGCTCAAGGCAGACCTGATTGGCGCCAACCACGTTGTCCAGCAGTTGCTTGCTGCTCAGGCTGCGCCAGCCACTGAGCCTGCGGCCACGCCTGCGCCTACGACGCCAGCCGCCTAATGGCTACCGAGGATTCGATTGCCAGTTCACTCCGTGAGTGGCTCGACACGAATCTTCCCAAATTTCTAACTAGCATCAACTCCGAACTTCTTGATGAAGAAGAGTGGAAGATGCCGGTCATTGAGGACTACTGCCTCGTCGTTGCTGTGAGCGATTACAGCGATGGCGGTGGCGGTGTCTTTACGATTTATGGGAACACACCAACGTACCGAGTGACCGGACTGCTTACAACCGCATTAAATAGTTAATGGCCGTTACACCCGTCCAACGGAAGAAGTACTTTGAAGCACGCGCAGCGGGTTTTTCCATTGCCGAAAGCGCTCGCAAGGCGAAGTTCTCTGAGGCCACAGCATATCGTGTTGAGAAGGCCGCGCAGAATCTACGTGCGGATGAGGGCATCGACTCGTCGGCGGCTAACTACCGAGAACTAAAGGCAGAGGCCAAGTTAGACGGACCAAAGCCGTATGACCGACTATCTGCCGAAGCACAGCGTTCGCTAGAAGATTTTGCCTATTTCCGTCGCCGGTACTTTGGTCGCATCGCTACGCCGTGGCAGGAAGAAGCCGGTACTGAACTGGTCAAACTCCTAGAGTCGGACCAGAAGGAATACGTGGTAATGAATATGCCACCTGGTTCCGGTAAGACCACCCTGCTTCACGACATGACGTGCTGGATTATCTGTCGCAACCGATCGGTTCGTTTGCTGACTGGTTCCGCTACAATGTCTCTAGCAAAGCGAAACCTGATGCGAGTTAGGCGTTCGTTAGAGCGAACTATTCCTGAGCTGGCCGATGACACGCTCAAAGCCCGTGGTCAAGCGGTAGATGCTGAATCAACCCTAGCCATTGACTTTGGGCGCTTTAAGCCTTTGGAAAAAGAACTGTGGACCAATGAAGCGTTCATCGTTATGCAACCCGAAGAAAACGGCGCCATCTCAGAAAAGGAACCAACGCTAAGCGCCTACGGTATGGACTCTGGTTTCATTGGTGGCCGTTTTGACGGTTGCTTCTGGGACGACCTTGTGGACCCTCGTAAAGTGCGAAGTGCTGAACAGCGCGAGGCGATGGAGGACTGGTATCAGGACGTGGCCGAAACCCGTCTTGAGCCTGCTGGCATGCTGGCTCTTATTGGCCAGCGGCTTGCTCCTGATGATTTGTACCGTTTTGCTTTGGACATGACCCAACCACTAGAAGATGAAGATACCTTAGATGAGCTTACCGATGATGAGATCGCCAATCTGCGACGAGACAAGAAATACAAACACCTGCTGTACCGCGCACACTACGAAGAAAAATGCGCTCCAGACAGTCATAAGCGAAACGCCGAAGCGTACCCGAAAGGTTGCCTACTTGACCCTCGGCGCCTACCCTGGCGGGAAATCTCAAACCTTATGTCCAACCGTGGCGAACGCTTTGCGGTCGTTTATCAGCAAGAGGACATCGCGCTAGATGAAACTTTGGTACGAAACGAGTGGGTCTATGGACACGGAACTTCGCCTGGCTGCATCGATAAGGAACGCGACCGATGGGAAATACCACCTGGCATCAACCCTGCCGATTGTATGGTTGTCGCCACGGCAGACCCGTCGCCAACTAACTATTGGTCAATTCAATGTTGGCTATATCACCCTGAGAGTCAGCAACGGTTTCTGCTTGACCTTATTCGCAAAAAGATGGAAGCGCCAGAATTCCTTGAGTATAACTACAATCTCAGTGAATTCACTGGGGTCATGGAAGAGTGGCAGCGCCTATCGACCAGTCTCGGTTTCCCGATCCAGACGTGGGTGATTGAACAAAACGCCGCTCAGCGATTCATGCTCCAGTATGACCACTTCAAACGCTGGCGACAACTCAACGGCGTTGAAGTAATCCCCCACAACACCAACACCAACAAAAGTGACGCCAACTACGGTGTTACGACGATTTCCCAGCATTGGCGCTTTGGTCGTGTAAGATTGATGGGTAAGGGTGAAGGTAAAACTCGGTCAATGCATTTGATTGACGAGGTTACTAAATACCCTCACGGACGTACAGATGACTGTGTAATGGCTGAGTGGTTCTTTGAGTGGAACATCCCCAACCTCTACCAGCCTAAGACACGACAGGTACAGGCGTGGCGACCCAAATGGGTACGTAGCACGCAACTAGCGAACTTGAGGTAATGCATGGGATTGTCTCCCGACAACGATAAGGCTGCTGGTCAAATTGTAATGATGTACCAAGAGCGGCGTATGAGCCGTTCGGGTATCTTCAAGCGCATGGCTGAAGTCCGTGACCACTACAACGGTGACGTTATCGTTCCCCTGCCAGAGCTTGACGAGGCAGAGCGTCCCGCTATTCCAAACCTTATCGCTCAGGGTATTGACCAGTTTTCCATGCGAGTAGCGTCAGTTCTGCCTGACATCCAGTACCCTGCGCTTCGCAACGGTATCCAGGCGTCTGAGAACAAGGCGCACGATCGCCGTATGGCCAACCTCGGTTGGTGGGACATGAACAAGATGACCACCAAGGTTCGTCGCCGCGCCCGCCACTTGACTGCCTACGGTATGTCGGCCATCTCAATCTCCCCCGTCGCCCTTGACCCCAGCGACCGCCGACAGATTCCGTTCTGGCGTGTACGCAATCCATTGGCCACGTACCCGTCGCCAATGATTGACCCAGACAACATGGAGCCTACGGACTGCATCTTTGCCGACCGACGCCCGCTTGGTTGGCTTCAGGAGAACTATCCCCAGCAGATGTCAGTTCTGTATCGTGGCGACAAGGGTAAGTCTGACCTGTTCCAGATTCTTGAGTACATGGACGCTGGCGAAACCGTTATGGTCGCAGTCGGCGCTGAACGTCCCGCCCAGAACCCCTACGGCCAAGAAGTCGGCAAGGGTTCGGCATCAAACATCATCCTTGAACGTATCCCCAACCGCGCAGAGGTTTGCCCTGTCGTTATTGCCGGTCGCATCACCCTAGACCGCTTGCAGGGTCAGTTTGACCAGATGCTCGGTATGTACCAGCGAGAGGCCAAGCTTGACGCACTCAACACCATCGCCGTATTCCGTAACGTGTTCCCTGACGAGTGGGTGGTTTCCCCCGCCAACTCACCCACGAGTCCCCGAATTATCCAAGAGGCCGATGGCAAGATGGGTATCCGAGGAATTTTGGATAAGGGACAAATCCAAATAATCCACCCGCAGCAGACGCAGGACGCACAGATTGCTATCAGCAACCTTGAGCGTGCCCAGCGTATGACGGGTAACATCCCGCAGGAACTCAATGGCGAGTCCGGCTCAAACATCCGCACAGCCCGCCGTGGTGCCACCGTTCTTGGTTCGGCTATCGACATGCCACTTCAGGAATACCAGGAGATTCTGGCTAACTCAATGGAGTTGGAGAATACTCGTGCGGTGAAGATGATGAAGGCGTACTACGGCAACAAGCCAAGTATGTTCTTCTTTGGCACCGATGGAAAGGTCACGCGCCCCGATTATGTACCAAACGAAACCTTTGAAACAGATATGTCAAAGGTTGTTTACCCAATGCCTGGAAGTGACATCAATTCTATGGTGGTGTCTATTGGTCAGCGCGTGGGAATGGGCATCATGTCCAACGAAACGGCCCGTACCATGGACCCAGCTATCAAGGACCCAGCTCGTGAGGCTGACCTTGTGGAAATTGAAGGTCTGCGTAAAGCATTGCTTACGGGTCTTGAGCAGCAGGCTGCTCAGGGCCAACTAGACCCCAGCATCATCGCCCGTATCGCTCAGGCTAAGTCACAGCGTCACACCACG